ATGTTTGCGACGGGTGGATATGAAACCCTACCGCGCATTGTCAGTTCGTTTGATCGCGGGCTTAACCAGCATTATGGCAAATGCCCGGCAATGTTCGTGTTGCCGGAAATTCGCGCGTGCCAGGTCATGAAACAAGACCGCGTTTTGGCGGTCGAGCAAAAAACCAAGCCGCGAATCATTGCAATGGACGATGCGCTTGATCGCGGTATCATGAACCTTGGCCCTTATGGTGTCACCTATGGCGGGCTGGACGAGCGCGGCAACCCCACGATGCAGCCATGGCTTGAAGGCGCAGACTTAACCGAAGCCGCCGCGCTGCACCAAGAAGAACGCGAGATGATTGATCGCGCATTTTACCGCGACCTTTTCCAGATCAACAAGGAGTATAAGACCCATATCACCGCAACGCGGACGATGGAGGAAATTGCCGAAAAGGGCATATTCCTCGGCCCGTTGGCGCGGCAGGAAGATGAATGGCTGTCGCGCATGTTGCCGCGCGAATTATGGTTGATGGAGCAATTGGGGTTGATGGACGACATGCCGCCAGAGCTGCGCGAGTATTTTGCGCAGGAAGGTGGCATTGACGTCATGTACGACAATAATCTGAGCCGGATGCAGGAAGCGTCCGGCGCGGTTGGATTGTTGCGCACCGCCGAAATGGTAACGTCGCTTGGTTCCATTGATGCCGAATATGTCGAGGCATACAAGCGCGCCTATGACCCGAACATAATTGTCGGTTGGCTGGGCCGCAACAACGGCATTCCAGCGATGTTAGAACGCAGCGACGACGACAAAGAAGCGTTCGACAATGACAAGGCGATGGCCGCGCAAATGCAGGAAGCATTGGCAGCCGCACCGGTGATCGCCGACGCGGCGAAGAATTTTGCGCAAGCGGAGTCAATCAGTGTCGCATGATGCCGGTTTTTTTGCCGATGCGCACCGCCCGCGCGCAAAAACCTCGCCGGGCGAATTGCTGCGCGCCAAGGAAACGCGGCGGATATATGCCGCCTATCAGTCGATATTTGGCTTAGTCGATGGCAAGCTGTCCGATGATGGCCAGATCGTATTAACCGACCTGATAACAGCAGCAAATTTGGGAGAAATGAGCGGCGCGCTTTCGGATAGCGAGCTGCGCGAATGGTATGGTCGTCGCAAAATTCTTTTGCACATCATTAACCGTCTGGACCGCGACGGCACCAAGGCCGGTCAACTTACGCAACAAATCAGGGAGTCCCTAACATGAGTGACGCATTATCAGGCGCATTGAGCGGCGCTGGCACCGAGCAGCAGCAGGACCAGCAACAGCAACAGCAACAGCAACAGCAACAGGCGTCCGCCTTTCCTGCATGGCTCGGCGAAATACCCGCAGAACTGCAAACCGACGATATGAAGGCGCGCGCGACGCGATTTGCGCAGCCAGTCGATATGTTCAAGGCATTGACCGAAACGCAGGATTGGGCACGCGGCCGCGTTGCCTTGCCAAAAGAAGGCGATGCCACCAGCTTTGCAGAGTTTGCCGCCAAGGTCAGGCCGGAAACCGCCGATGCCTACAAGATCGAAGTCAATGACGGAAGCGGCACTGAATTGGCCGATGCATTTAGGCCTGTTGCCTTTGATGCAGGATTACACCCCGAGCAGGTGAACAAAGTCGTCGGATTTTGGAACCAGACGCAAGCCGATATGGTCAGCAAGCAAACGCAGCTTGGCAATACCGAATTGAAAAGCATCGAAATGGAAATCGGTGAAGCCGCCTATGCGCAGCGCGTCGAAGCGGTAAGCAACCTATTGCGCAATGCCGGTGTCGAAGTGGACGATATCGCTCCTGCAATGGAAAAGATCGGCGGCGGTGCCGGTAAGGCGATGAAGGCGTTGTTTACGCTGGCCGAAGCAACTGGCGAATTGGGCAAAGTCGATGGTGTTACAGTGTCGATGCGCCTTGGGTCGATGAACGCAAAAACCGCGCAGGAAACGCTGACAAACCTCGATAAAGACCCTGCGTTTTTCAAAGCAGCGCAGATCAAAAATTCGCCCGAATGGAAAAAGCGCGACGACCTCATTCGCATAATTGCAGGCGGTCAATAATTTTGGCTTGACGTCAGTATGTCATTTGGTAACTAAGGCAAAGGAGGGGCGGTTTTTAGCGCACGCGCCATACAGCCCGCCCTTCAACACTCCGGCCTACCCGCATATAGCGGCCCCGGTGCAAGGCGAAAGCAGCCACGCCCAGGTGGAGCGCATCCTCCGAGATCGGCCCGTCATCCGACGCCTACCCGGTCGAAATCCCGTTTGATTTTGACCTATAGGAGACAGGGCCATGCCCGAGAATTATGCCGATACACATCGCAATGTAACTTTTAACAACAACGTCACCGCCACGCTCCGTCAGGAACCTGGCATTCTGTATCCGCTTTGCGGCAGTTCCGCCAGCTACAGCGGCAGCAAGGCCGCACGGATCGAAAACCGTTTTGGTCGTTTGAAAATGCAGACCAAGGCCGAGCGCAACGGCGATACCAACAATGTCGATTTGAATAGCGTTGCGCGTCACATCAAGGTCGGACCAAGCGCCGATGTCGCGCCGTTAATTGATCGCGACGACCAAGGCACAACCGAAGTCGAATTGACAAGCCCAGCAGTTACCGAAACCGCCGACGCAGCACGAACCTATCACGATGATATGTTCGGCATTGGTTATTTCGGAGATGCTTGGGAAGGTGAAACCGGCAGCACGGCGATTCCGTTCAAGGCCGCCAATATCCTCCCCCACGGCGGCACGGGTGTTACGAAGGCAAAGCTGATCGAAATGCGTGAATTGGTGCGCAAGCGGAACAACAAGACGATGCGCGAAAAGCCCGTCATGTTCCTGTTCCCGGAGGATGAAAGCCAGTTGCTGAGTATCAGCGAATATGCCGATATCGACACCAATAATTTCAAGCCGCTGGTCGAAGGCGAAATCATGCCGTGGCTTGGCTTCCGCTTTGTCTGCATCAATCCGGATTCGGAATCGTTGCCGACGTCGTTCAGCAACTATTTTGCCGATAGCGGTGCAACCCGCCGTCTCCCGGTCTTCATGCCAAGTGGTATGCACCGGGGCATCTGGACCGAGTTTTGGGGCAAAATTTCGGAACGCAACGACAAGAAGCACAGCGAGCAGATTTACGGCGAAGCTCGCAGCGCCTGCGTCCGCACCGACGAAGACAAATGCTTCCTGTTCCTCAGCCAAGGATAAGGTGAACCGGGCGGCAGCGATGCCGCCCGGTCAACTGACGTAGAGCGGCGTCGTCAGCCGGACAAGCAGAAGGACAAATCCAATGACCACTCGTTACGGTACTCAATTCAGCGCCACCGACTCGCTTAAAAAAGCGAACGGTACATCGCACAATAGCCCAATCAAGGCATTCAAAAACCGTTTTGCACTCGGCACCGAAGGCGGAACAGTCGGCCCATATTTGATCGCAAAAATTGGCATTGGCCATGTGATCGACGAATTCCGGTTGGACACCGATGCCAACCTGTCGGCGATTAACTTCACGATCGGCACCATTGCTGCACCGGCCAAGTATCGCGCCGCGACCGCAGGGCCAAACGCTGCCGTTGTCGTATTGCAGCCGTTGTTGGCGAACAACATCGAAGCGTCTGAAGTCGCGGAAGATATCTATCTGTTCGCCAGCGCCAACATGCCCAGTGCCGGAATATTGAAAACGACGGTTTTTACCGTCGCACGTTAAAAAGTTTACCGGCCAGCTTTTGAGTTGGCCGGTGAAGCGGCGCGCCGGATGATCCGGTTTGGATCAACGCTCGGCGTAGGGGTGAAAGTCCGGCGCGTCGCAATCTGTTTCCCTTTGGAGCAAAGCCACGATGACCGCAGCGCCCGTCCCATCGCAAACACGCATCGTCAACGCGGCCTATGCCGAATTGGGATCGACGACGACTATCAACAACATCGATGACAGCGCGGCGCACCGCGCCAAAAGGCTTTGGGACGATATTGTTGCCGAAATGCTTGCAGAGCATCCTTGGAATTTCCAGATACGGCGCAAGCCATTAAACGCGACTGCCGACGTCGATTTGACCAACAGCGAATGGGATTATGCGTGCGCCTTGCCGCCCGACTGCGCACGCTGGCTGCCGCCGTCTCGCGAAG